TATGTATGACGCACACTACTTTCTTAATATTTTATACAATTATTCAAAATCATTACCTGTCAAACAATTCATTAGAGATCTCTTTCCAGCTCCTTATCTCACCCGACAAAGTCCAGAAGTTAAATCACTCCGTCTTCGTCTCAAGAAACACGAAGATCTCCCAACCTATGATGACATCCTAAAGCATCCATTCCTTCAAGAGAAGAAGGCTGGCTTTCTCTCAAAGATCATACCAAAGAAGCCTGTGACTGTAAAAAAGGTGGAAGAACCAAAGAAGGTTGGTACCTCAAGTGCTATCCGTCGTGCGAGAGCCGTGCTTCAGAAGGAAGCAGAAAAGAAGAAGGTTCCACTAAAGAGACCCGGTCTTGGGAAACGTGATCCATCTGTGATGAACCAAGTGCGAGAAATTGAAAAGCGCATTGCACCTATAGTTGAACAGGCCAAGAAAGTTCCAAAGGTCTTCATAAACAAAAATGGCGACCTCAAGATTGACAAGCGCAAATGTCGTCTCTATAAGAAGGAAGATCTCGCAAAGATGTTCAAGTTAGATCCCAAATTGACCAAGGAACAAATGTGTAAGTTCATAAAAAATATGTAATTCTATACTATATACACCAATGCGCCGACAAAAACTCGTTATGATTATTGTGGCCGCTATCGCCCTCTTGATTTTACTCCGTCGCGTTAATGTCACAGTCGGTGCGTCCGTTTCAAATGGAAAACAGTGGATTGTTTACGGGACCATGGGATGTGGTTGGACTCGTAAACAATTGGACTATATGAAGAAGAATGGAAAACCTCACCGATTTGTGGACTGTGATAAAGAGGGATGCTCAGGTATGGAAGCCTTCCCAACCCTCATCAGCCCAAATGGTGAAAAGACTGTGGGTTACAGTGAGATTTAAGCACGAACGATGCTCAAGGACAAAGCAAGGATGAAAGCATCAAGCATGGTGTTAATTGGCTTGAAGATGGTGATGTGCTTCACAAGGGATCGGTTCCACGCAAATCGGAGGACAAAGGTCGCGATGAGAATGTTGAGAATGAAGAGGAGAAGCTCAGTGAGCATATCCGACTTGGTTTCAGACTTGGCGACACGGTCAAGGACTTGCATTTTACTTAGTATCTATATTTTTTTCTATGCAAACTACAAATGAAGAATGACCTTCCTCTGAGTGGTTCTGAAAGAAAGTTTACCAACAAGCGTTGGGGGACTGCCACTGGTATAGGTAACAACAACTGTTACGCCTACGCGGTTGGTGACTATGAAGCCTATAGATGGCAAAAATCAATCCCAGGTGACCGTTCGGGTCTCTCAAATAAACCTAATGATTACACATCGTGTACTGGACTCCCCAAGGCTGTTCTTTCAGACAACCCTGGTAAGGTGTACCGAGTGAAGGCTAACGAGAAGTGTAAAAAGGGATACTACAAGGTTATGATGTTTGTATGTCCTGGAAGACCAACAAACTATATTCGTCAAGGAGACTTCCACTTCTATGTACAGCATGGTGTCGTTGAGTACCGAATCAAGCCTGGAGACACACAAGAATCTGTGGCAAAGTTCTTCAAGGTACCACTCTCTCGGGTAAAGCGTGCTGGTACATTTGCACCAAATAAACGGATTGTTATAAAAGCCAATGTTTTCAGCCACAAGCGGGGATGGGCTACGGGGCCACTTCTGGTTGATGCAAAGGGAAAGGCTATTAAAGATCCTCGTAAGGCTTCGAGAAACTATCCTGGGTTAAACTATGAGACCTACTGTAGCTCATTCTGCGTCAAGGATAAGGGAATCAAGGTCGGAAAGACTCACCCCAAGGTCAGCAAGAAGACTACCTAAATCCACTGTATTTTCAACATCAAAAGACATATCAAATATATCCATTATATTGAAAATGGCTTCACTCTCCAATGACACAGCGTTAGACTGCGCTGTGTAATTGTTCTGAACCGTCACTGTTACCTTAAATTGTGAAACGTCAAATATTTTTCTACATAGGGGACACGTATTCTTACCTTTACCTTTCCACTCCTCTAGACAGTGGGAATGAAACATATGTCCACATCGGATCGGAGGGTTGGTCCTCGTTGATCTGACGTCATTGAGACATATGGCACATTGCGACATTCTAGAGTATGGTTTTAAAGTTTTTACGAGAATTTAGCTCACCTAATACGTCTTGGACATATCGGTGTATCGGTCGCATGGGTCGCAGGTGGAGCGAGATTGTTCTTGAATCTTGTTGAGGAGTTCTGGACCTTGCTTTTGGAGAAGTTGACGGTAGCTGTAGTTATCTTCGAGGGCGATGCCATTTTGGTTCATGATGTAGTTGTTGGTGAGTTGGGCTGAGGAGTTGAGGGTGAAGCATCGCCCATCTGCCATTCCAAGTCGTTGAGACATCTTTATTAAAATACAATTAGAAATTAATTTGGATTAGCTCCATGACGTTCCTGGGAAAGTGAAAGTATATGTATCTGCTTCAGTGGTGATAGCTGGCGTTTCTTTAATAACAGTTGTACCATCGTCACCAAGAACAACAGCCTTGATACCAATTGCACGCTCTTTGCAACAATTAGTTCTATTAGTAATCACAATCTTCTTGATTTCTTTCACTGAACCCAAATCAATTAACATATTATCCTTCTCTGTATTTATTGGATCTGGGCATGCAGTGTGGGCAAAATTTGTCATATTACCGTCGGTAAGGTTTGCCAATGGAAAAGATGACAAACTTTCGCTACCCGTAACAGTCTTACCAGATGCCAAGTTTGTTCCATCTTTATCAAATACTTGCACCTCGGCAAGATTAATTATAGCGTTTTTACTGCAGAAATCACCGGTATGACTTGGGTTACTAACGACAGTCTGTTCAATTTTCACATAACGACCTTTTGGTGGGCCACTTGGGGTCGTAGGACCAGTGGTGGTCTTCTCCTCGTCACCACCCATCATGAGCATGGCCGCTGAGGAAGATGAGCAGCATAACATCATCAACCCAAAAATGGCAATGATAGCACCTTGAGACATCTTTATTATAAATTACATCGATATTAAAAATTAATTTGCCTATTCGTAATCGTCTGGAGCCATGAGCTGAAACCCTTTGCCCTCAAGTGTTCAACCATGGGTTCACATCTGTGTCCTAAAAATACATCAAATACATCGGTCTCTGTGGTGGGGGAAACACGGATTTCTGGATCGTCGTTGATGTGTTGATTGATAATATTGTACCCAAAGGCAATCTCCTTGAGGGTCTCCGCGCCAGTGATGATAATCTTGCCAGTTGAGAAGATACTCGTTGTGATTTCTTTCATATCTTGGGCTGGTTTAAACTTGATTTTCACTGCGCTGTACCTATCGGGTTCAAAGGAAACTTTAAAGATATCCGAGTAGTTTTCAAAGTGCCGTGCCACACGCATCAGATTGATGTTGTAGTTGAGGCTGAAGTTGGAGTTGATCATGACAACTCTGAAGGAGTCCACGGGCATTTCAACTTCCATTCCCAAAAAAGTCTTGAAGATGTAGGTCAGTTGGGTAATGATGCGCTTACAGTCAAAGAGGTCGCAACACCCTGCCACTTGTATGGAACCATTGGGGAACACCTTGACAGACTTGGTACTGTAGGTGTCGTGGTAGGTGAGGGTCACTTGGTTGTAGAATGTAGTGGGTTTCAACTTCCACTCAAAGCCTGCGTCACCCCCCGTACCAACGCGTCTCAACTTGTAGGATCCCATTTCCTCGAAAATGCCACGGAGTTTTTTAATATCAATGTCTTGGATAAAGCTTGAGACCATAGTGATTGTCGTAATCTTTATCCAAGAAGGTCTTGTCTCCTCGGGGAGTTCCTTCCTAAACTCATCAAGGGTGAGAAGGTAGGAGAAACTGTTATTGGCGATAGCTGAATACATTTCTTTACTTGAGTTTTAAGGTGGGGTGGGGTGACTTAGGTTCTTAAGCTTCTTCATCAGATGGAAAAGTAAATGTTGTAAAATTAGCATCAGTTTGTCTATTGGTAACTACAGTAGTTTCCGCGATAACCGTTAATCCATCCTCACCTAATATGACAACTTTTGTACCTTTAAGGCGATCTTTGTTTGCGTTATTGGTACCCCGATTTCTAATTATTACATTCTTAATACCAGTCAAAGCACCCAAATCAACCATAAAATAATCAAAATCTTCACCTGGTATAACATCACCTCTCGTACGAGCATATGTATCATGCTCAATAATACCATCCGTAAGACTTCCGTAAGCTTGAATACCGTGGTCTGGATTACTTACTACAGGTTTATTTAAGGCAACGTTTACATCATTCTTATCATATACTTCAAGTTCTCTCAAAATCAATGCTCTATCTGCTACAGTCTGTATCACTTTTACAAATCTTCCATTTGGGAAACCTTCTTCCGTTTTTATTGGGGCTGGAGCTACGACTAGAGCTACGGCCGGCCCCGTGGATGGCCCCGCGGATGGTCCCAAACTTGGTTCCTCATCCTTCATCATTTTGAAATACACGGCAACTCCTACGATCACGAGTAATAAAACAATAACCCCGATAATGATTGGAGTCTTAGACATCTTTTATATATTACTTAGAGATTATATCCTCATGTAGATCAAAATGACCTCCTTCATCAAGTCGGCTACGGCCGTACACGACATCGACTCCGATCTGGAGTATGTTGAGATTGTGTATGAACGTTTCATCCGTGGTAAGGGTTACGAGACATACAAGGACTACATACATACGAGACCCCTCGCGGACTGGGTTGTGCTCACCTCCAAAACACAATCTATTCCATATGAAAAGTTCCTGGACACAATGTGCGAAAAGACCCTCGAGGTTCGTCAAAGGATGGCAGAGTTGGCCCTCGAAAACATTCTTGCCGATAAGAGGAGTGTACACACCTACATTCGGACAGCCCACGCGAGTACGATATTGGATCCCAGCTTCCAGCCACCTTGGATTAATGTGAAGAGTGCTTGGCAGAGGGAGTTTCTTAGGAAGTTTTGTGAAGATACACTGTCCGACTTAATACAAAGGTCTACGGACGAATCACGACTCGAGTACTTTTTTAACGTGTTATGTAATATAGAATGGTGAGAATGAAGAACGCGAGAATTAATGCACCAATAATGGATAACTTGGGGTTATTCGCGACCCCAATGACAGCGCGTTGAACAAATGTTCTATCGTTCTGCGTATACCCAACATCTATGTTTCGTCGTGGATACAATGGTCTAGATAAAGAACACTCACCCTTAGATTCTGCACAGAGACCATAGTCGCAATACACACTACGTGTCTGCTCTGGAATACCAGGTTCACTTTGTATTTCAGTAAAATCCTCAAAGTTACCCGTCTGTCTCACACCTCCTGGAAGGGAGAAATCGTGGGAGACAAATGGATTCACATCGTTGATGGCATCTTCGTCATCGAGCATATACTTACTCATAATTACTTTTACTTCAGATTATATTTTTTAGTCTTCATTTTGGAACGATGTTCTTCCCACATTTTGTCTAGGTCAACATCCAACATATGTGCCAGTTGGAACAGGTAACTAAACACATCACCCATCTCCATCATCACGTCTGTACCCCTCTCCTTCTTGAGGCCAGTCTTCTTGTACGTCTTCTTGTATTGACGAATAGCCGAGGCAAGTTCACCAAATTCCTCGGTGAGTAGGAGCCACACCGTGTCTACAGCAGCGCGGTCCCAACCCTTAGATTTACATACTTTTTCAGTCTCCGATTTATAGTAATTCAGGCTCATCTTATCAGTGTAGGGACGCAAAACTTTAATTGAATCCAATCTGGTTGTTGTAACCAATCTTTTTACCAACAGTACTGGTGTTGATTGGTTGGTCAAGTGGCATAGATATGGTATCGATGTCTTGGACATACGCCATATATTGAGACACACCAGTCTGGATCTGACCCAAGGCGGTTTCAATCACACGGGCGTTCATCATCTTGACTTGTTCATTCACGCGAGAGTGATGGTCACCAGAGTTATTGATGAACACAACGCGCATGATACTGTACAAGTCATCTGGGTTTTGACGATCAATCGCGATCCCAGTCTTATTCTTGAACGCCTGACGGATTCCGCGCTGGAGAAGATTTTGGTTGAACTCGGAAAAGAATAGGGTATTGAGTGGAGTCTCACACTGCTTGAGGGAATCGAGGTGGAGGTTGTCACACATTTAATATAGACCTGGAAAAAAAAACTCTGTAAATACTAAATGTTGAACATCGCTGACTTCGATGAGGCATACAATGGCAAACCCATAAATGTTGAGCAAATCCCATGCCAACCCCCAACCTGCTTCGTCGGCTCGTATGCTCCAGTGAGCAAGGCCGGTGAAGAGGGTCCATTCTTTGTTAACTCATACCTTCTCCAGAAGGATCGCAAGTTTGAAACCTTTGGGACTGTCAAGGTTACAAGTGGTGATCTTGAGAAGTGCCGCAAGTAAGTTAAAAATAAAACAAGTAGAATAGTTAATAAACATGAGAGTCGTTAAGCGCTCAGGTCGTATTGAGGATATGAAATTTGATAACATCACCAATAGGATCAAGAATCTAACGTATGGACTCTCAGAAAATTGTGACTCGTCCAAGGTCGCCCAACAAGTTGCCTCATCCCTCTATGATGGGATCACCGCTCAGGAGATTGATACCCTCTCAGCTGAAATCTGTGTCGGTATGATTACCTCAGAACCAGACTATGAAATTCTCGCAACTCGTATCATCGCGAGTAACATCCAGAAGGTGTGTCCCAACAACTTCCACATTGCCATGAAGAAGTTGGCTAAAGCTGGTATCGTCACAGAGGAAGTTGCACAGATTGCGGGTCGTGTGAGGGACGACATCGATACAAAGCGGGACTATGACTTTGGCTATTTTGGTCTCAAGACCTTGGAGAAGAGTTACCTTCAGAGGCTCGATGGTATCCTGATGGAAACACCCCAATATATGTTTATGCGGGTCTCAATCGGTATTCACGGGGAGGATATCCCCGCCGTGTTGGAGACCTATGACAAGATGTCTAAGGGTATGTTCATCCACGCAACACCAACCCTCTTCAACGCAGGTACACCAAGGCCCCAAATGTCCTCATGTTTCCTAATTGCAAATAAGGGTGACTCTATCGACGGTATCTACGGCAGTCTCACAGAGTGCGCACAAATCTCAAAGTGGGCTGGGGGTATCGGTATGCACATCCACGATGTGAGAGCCAATAAGTCTCGTATTCGGGGGACAAATGGCCAATCTGATGGTATCATTCCAATGCTTCGTGTATTTAACGCCACGGCGAGGTATGTAAACCAGGCCGGTCGTCGTAAGGGGTCAATCGCGGTGTACCTGGAACCGTGGCACGCGGATATCATGGACTTTTTGGAGTTGCGCCTCAATCAGGGGGATGAAGAAGCTCGCTGTCGGGATCTCTTCTCGGCTCTGTGGATTCCAGATCTCTTCATGAAGCGTGTTGAGGAGGGTGGCCAATGGTCTCTCTTCTGCCCAGATAAGGCACCGGGGCTCTCCGACGCCGTGGGTGAAGAGTTTGAAGCCCTCTACACAAAGTACGAGGAAGAGGGACGAGCCAATGCCACTGTGCCAGCCGCCGATGTGTGGAAGGCTATTCTCAAGTCACAAACAGAGACTGGAACGCCATACATGCTTTACAAGGACGCATGTAACACAAAGAGTAATCAAAAGAACTTGGGGACAATTAAGAGCTCCAATTTGTGTACGGAAATTATCGAGTACACTGATAAGGATGAGACTTCTGTCTGCAATCTGGCGTCAATCGCCCTTCCCAAGTATGTCAATGAAGAGACTCGCACTTTTGATTATGAAAAGCTTCATGAGATCACAAAGATTGTCACCAAAAATCTAAATAGGGTTATCGATAGAAATTTTTATCCCGTGGAGACTGCGCGAAAGTCTAATATGCGCCACCGACCCATTGGTCTCGGTGTCCAAGGTCTCGCGGATGTATTTATTTTGTGCCGACACGCATTTGATTCTGATGAGGCCAAGGCAATGAATGCTCGCATTTTTGAGACAATGTATCACGCAGCCCTCGAGGCAAGTTGTGAATTGGCAGGGGGTGAGGGAGCTTACGAGACATTTGAGGGATCTCCAGCGTCCCAAGGTATCCTCCAATTTGATATGTGGGAGGGGGAGGCAAAACTCAACTATGACTGGGACGCCCTAAAGGAACGCATCAAGGAAGTGGGTCTCCGTAACAGTCTCCTCATGGCACCCATGCCCACAGCCTCTACAGCTCAAATCTTGGGTAACAATGAATGTTTTGAGCCATACACAACTAACATTTATTTGCGACGCACCCTCGCGGGTGAGTTTGTTGTTGTCAATAAGCACCTCGTTGAGGATCTCAAGAAGATTGGTCTCTGGTCAAAGGACATGAAGGATCTCATGGTGAAGGCGGGTGGCTCCATCCAAAATATTGTGGATATCCCAGATGATATTAAGAACCTCTACAGAACCGTATGGGAAATCAAGATGAAGGATGTCATTGATATGGCTGCGGATCGTGGTCGCTTCATCGATCAGTCACAAAGTATGAACCTCTTCATGGAGAGCCCTACCCTCTCAAAGTTATCCTCCATGCATATGTACGCATGGAAGCGGGGTCTCAAGACGGGGATGTACTATCTGAGATCCAAGGCGAAGGCGCGACCAATTCAATTCAGCCTCGAACCCGACTGCGTGGCGTGTTCAGCTTAAAGTTTTGATTGGATATTCAAATAGCATAATGTCTAAGATCAGTGACGCTATTGAAAATTTGGAAATTGCCGAGTTTAACAACAGAAAGATTGTCCTCTCCACAAAGGAGGGGACGCCGATGCGAATTCAATTTCCACGGTTGTATATGCCTTTTGGGGTGTCGGGTTTCGTACCAGAAGTGGGCCCGACCAAATACAACGTAGACTTGGCTCTCAAGGGGTATGATGAAGAGGGGAGTTATATTAAAAAGTTCTACGAATCCCTAAAGCAAATCGAGGACAAGATTATCACCGCTGTGGCCGAACAAAGTGAAAAGATCTTTCAAAAGAAGCACACCAAGGAGGAACTCCTCCCAATGTTCAACTCAAATATTAAGGAAAGTCCTGATCGCGAACCAAAGTTTCGTGTCAAGGTTGACACAGATCACAATGAGATGATTAAGGCGGCAGTCTATGACGCAAATAAGAATGCCATCAAGACTGAAGTTTCAAATGGTCTCTATGCAAGAAATAGTGGACATGCTATTGTTGAACTCAATAGTGTCTATTTCTTGAATAAAAAGTTTGGATGTACTTGGAAACTTAATCAGTTGGTCGTCTATGAACCACAAAACCTCAAGGGCTTCCAGTTCCAAATCTAATATAGGGGTCGGTACGCGCGGCTACCAGGTCTGTTGTAGTACGCTGGCACTGGGTTGTAGTTACGTCGTCCACCGCGAGTATTTGTGTAGAACGCATTACCTGCGGTTTGGTAGATACGGTTCTTTCTCTCGTCAACATAGTTGGTTGCCGCAGCTCTGGCTTGATTTCGGTAGTCATACGCCAAACCCCGTGCGTTTCTCTTAAGGTCTCTGGCCATACCACGCGCTTCTCTCTTAACGTCACGCACTGCCGATCTGGCCATACCCCTGGCCATACTTTTAGCTAACATACCCGCGAGGGCTGCCATTATATTTACTTATTATTACTATTTTTATTGAGGAGAAGAAGGTGATATATGATTTGAGCCTCTCTAAGAACTTTGCCCTGAATTTTGGTAAATCTCTTAGGGTCCAAACCTAACTTAATCTTAGCCAACTTGACAGACTCGTCCCACTTTGCAAGTGTCATGCTTATAGTATTACATCATTTTTTTAATCTTCTTCTTGTAGTCCTTTGTGCCCTCCTTGGGTTGGAGCGCGAACTTACCCTTCTTTGGCTTGAAGACCTTGGTCAAGTGCTTCTTACCTTCTGACTTCATGCGCTCAAGGGCAGCCTTGTGAGCGGCAACTGACTTGATTTGGCCATCCTTTGGATCCAACATGAGATCCTTGGCGCGGAGGCCTCCTGTGGTCTTATTTGCGGTCCCGTGGAAAACTTCAGCGCGACTTCCGATTAGCTTGGTTGACATCTTTGTATACATTAGGCTCGGAATATTTTCTTGATATCCAAGATTGAAATTTTTTCAGTAGTTCTCTTGACTGGAATCTGTTTCTCAATTCTCTCATCATTGAGGACTTTTGAACACACGATGGATTTGTGACCTTGGAGAGCCATCATTTCTTCCTCCACACTCACAAATGTATCTGTCTCCTTGTAAATTAACTTTTTAACATACACCGGCTTTGTCTGTCCTGTACGGTGACTACGTCCCACAGCTTGAAGTTCCGTCGCAGGATTCCAGGATGGTCCCGTAATATAAACACGCGTTGCCTCTTGAAGATTGAGTCCCTGACCTCCCGACTTGATTTGAATAATGAAAACAGATCCCGGAGGCGCTTTTTTGAACGCAGTCACCTGATTGTCACGCTCCTCTTTGGGGACCGAGCCATCAATCCTAAAAGTTGGACACTCCATATTCTTTTGAATGTAGTCCATCTCACCCCTGAACTGACAGAAGACGAGGGTCTTCTCGTCTGGGTGAGAATTAATCATACGAAAGAGGGTCTCCATTTTGTTTGATCTACCAATCCACTGCTCTGGTTGTGTTTTGTTTTGCTTGGCAATCCCATCTAAGTACATCTGTGGAAGAATACAGCATTGTCGCGCTCTCAATAAACACTCAAGAATAACCATATTTTTTGAATTGAGACTGATGGCATTCTTGAAGGCATCCCTAATAGTTTCTTGAGCATCTTGGAACACAAACTCATACAATTGTCTCTCATCTGGGAACATATCAAGTTCCACATTCTCAAAGTGGCACGGTGGAAGTTCCAGTCGTGTATTAATTTTCGCAAGATCATCCTTGGTTCTACGAAGGATGTAAATGTCTTGGATCTTGTTAGTCATGCCTTGTACGAGGGATTTCTCAATACCAAGGAATGCACAAAGAGATACAAAGTCGTTCATAGAATTGAAAACGGGGGTACCAGTCACAATCCATCTGATATCCGTGTTGAGCCTACACACGCTCTTGAAGAGTCTTGAAGACTTGTTCCGAATTTCGTGGGCTTCATCCAAGATCACACGATCCCATACATACATATGAATAGGGGTATCTTCCGGAGTTGAGAGGAGTGAATATGGTGTAATAACGACATCATGTTCAAGGATATCCGTAAGAGATCTCTTTGGTCCATCAAATACACCGACGGATAAATGTGGAGCAAACTTCCCAATCTCATTTGCCCACTGTGTAATGATGCTCTTCGGTACGACGACGAGTGTGCGTCTTTTGGGATTTCCCAACATCGTAGCAATCAATTGTGCACTTTTTCCCAATCCCATTTCATCACAGAGAAAGCCACCCTTAACGGGGCCAGAGGTTTGGTTCTCCATGGTGAGCATCCAAAGGACACCTTCGCGTTGGTAGGGGGCGAATAGTCTACCATTGAAATTGTCCTTTGCACGGTTGTATTGTTCCTCAATAGTCATGGTTTTGGTTTGATTTTTACATAGGGGTGGTACACTTAGGTGGTTAAGAATATGTTCTATCTTCCGAAAAGTTATAAATTTATTACTAATAAAAAATTTTATAGTTAATGTATACTTCTAAAGTTTTGTCCTTAGAAAAATTTAGTTTTTTCAAGATTTACCGGAAGGTGGGTACATTTTTTATTAATTTTCTTTCTTTTTCTTTTCCTCATATTGTAGTCTCTTTTGTTCTTTGATTTTTTCTTTGTTTCTCTCATAGTACAATTTGTTTTGTTCTCTCACCTTGTCTTTGTTTTCTATTTTGTACATAAGTTTTGACAATTGAACTGGAGTTAGATTAGATGTATCTCTATCTTTAAGACCAACCATATTCTTTACATTTTTCTTGCGAACAACTTTATACTCACACCCTTCTGGTGGTTTGGGAAGTGTCACAGTCTCTTCTTCCATCTTAAACATATATGAGATTTTATCTTTAAGAATATTTTGTGTACCCATCTTCCGTAAATCTATAAAAATACCATCATGAAAAAAAATTATAGTTAATGTATACTTCTAAAGTTTTCCTCTTAGAAAAATTTAGTTTTTTCAAGTTTTGCCGGAAGACGAGGTACATTTTTTTTCGTATAACTCAAAAACTCCAGGAGAACAATTATTTCCAGGAGAATTATTTTCTCACACATGAGTATGGATCATCACCCAACTTCATTCCTCGTCCTTGACAATAAGGAACTCGGTACGTTTTGGGTAGGTCAAGCCAACATCAAACCTGGTGCGAATGACCGTGCAATTGGTGTAGATAAATTGATAGACAAATTGTCTTCTAAATACGAAGAAGAATATCCACATCTATGCTTTGATGTTGAGAGTATAGCATGTGAAATATACAAATTCCATGAATTAGAAAAATGGATTATAGATATGTTATATGAAATCAACCGGAGACCAATTAAACTTAGAGAACTTCATGAGTTATTAACAGCTGGTTGGATTGAAGGGGATTATACGACCAATTCAACCATACATGTATTACGAGTTAATAAAACACGAGAAGGTCTAAGAGATACTTATAAAAGACTTATTAGTGACTGGGAAGCCAAAGGTCTCAGATGTCTCAACACATTGAGATGTAAAACGGACAAAGAAAAGTATGAAGACAAGAAACAAGATCCCAATTTTATGTACAACAAAGCTCGTAAAGAAATTCTCCGCAAAATAAAGAAGACTGGAAAGATGCCAAAAGACGCAACTTTGGAGAAGTACCAGATTAAAGAAGATGAGATTAAAGAATCTATGGGTCGTAAAGGCATTATCTACAAGATCACAAGCCCTTCGGGGAAGGTTTATGTGGGGCAGACCGTGCGCTCTTTTGAAAAAAGAATACAAGAACACAGAGATTCAAAATCAAAATGTAGTGCAGTGAGGAACGCTATAGATAAGTACAAAGATCAAATGAAATATGAAATCATTGAGGATAATGTTCCACAAGAACAACTTGATGAGAGAGAAATACACTGGATAAAGGAGTTAAATTCTCTCAGACCAAATGGATATAATCTTAAAACAGGTGGTCGGTTTTATGAAGCCACACAGGAAATGTGTAATAATATGCGAGATGCCAAATATAAATCAAAAATTAGAAAAGATGGGTATTTAGGTTATGCGTCTCAATGGGGTAATACATTTTACCCGAGGATTAGGATTGATGATATTATCATCAATCTTTCGAATGGCGGATTTAGAACAGAAGAAGAAGCTATAGAAGTCCTGAAAGAATATACGAAAGATCCAGAGACCTTTACAATTGTTGATGGACCACTCAAGAAACCAGTTGGTTGTGTAACTATAGAAAATAATAGTTGGAGAGTTTCATGTAAGGGAAAAAAGTTGGGATCTTATAAAACCGAAGAAGAAGCTCGAGAAGCACTTGAAAGATATTTAAACGACCCAGAAAACTTTACAAAACCCAAACAAAAAGTTGGTACTATAAGTAAAGTAGGTAATAAATGGTCCTTATATTATTGTCATAAGTATTTGGGAACTTATTATATACAAAAAGAAGCTCAAGAAGCTCTTGAAAGGTATCTAAAAGATCCCGAAAATTTTCCAACATTCCAGAGAAATATTGGTTCTATACGTTGTAAAGGTAATAGATGGCAACTTAGATACAAAGAGAAACATATAGGATATTACGCCACAGAAGAAGAAGCCGAAGAAGCTCGTAAAGCTCTTGTTTAATCCTCAACATACACATCCTCGTCAGAAATTGGTTGAACTTCACATACGGGGGGTGGTACTTCCTTCTTCTTGCGAGTCTTCTTCTCCTTGGGCATAGGCAACTCATCAAGATGTTCTCTGTAGTAGAGAACCTTATCCCAGAATTCCCGCATCACAGGGAGATAAGTCTTGAACCATTCACGATCTCTTTTAACAACAGTGACACTAAACTCTTCTGGTCTTGGCCAATTTGTCTCAGCCGGTTTATATTCAATAAATCGTGCTTCTTCCAAATCTAAAATTTCCATACACAATTGTAATTGAGGCATGTAATGCGCTGGTACTACTCCGGGTTCAATCTTACGACTCATTGGACACTTGATTTCAATCAATAGCCCACTTTCACTGACACCATCAGGGCTTCCACCGAGAAACTTATGAACTGGGTGTGGAACCAATCCTATCTCATGTACGACCTCCCCGTATCTCTCTTCGAAGAGAATACGAGCCTCATCTTCGAATCGCTCACCATGTCTTGTGGCCTCATTGCCCATAAAACGAGGCCCTACACCACACTTCTTTCGAAGAAGGTCGTCAGGTGTCTCGTATTTATTCACACCGATGGCTGTCGCACAGTCCGAGGCAGTCAGGAGATTACCACGAAGAGCAAGCCATTCTTCGCTCTTCTGAGCTGCGTATTCCCGCTCAATCAGGGCTTTGACATTGGGATGCATATTAATGTATTATCGTTGGTAATTTTTAAGCTGTTCAAAGAACGCTCGAGCAGCCAATTGTTCGGCTTGCTTTTTACTCTTGGCTTGCCCCCTACCACCAAATTGACCATTAATATAGGCATCAATGTAGAAAATACCTTCGTGATGACCCACAACACGATATTCTGGCAAAGGTACATTCATAATTTGACAGTACTTCATGAGGT